AAAAATGTTATTGATCTTATGGGAGATTTTGCTTGTCAGGGAATCAGATTAGTCCATCCAAATAAACGTATAGAAAAATTTTATCGTAAATGGTTCGAAAAAATTCACGGTGAAGAACGAAGCGAAAGATTTCTAAATAATATTTATAGGATAGGAAATGTTATTATTAATAGACAAACAGCAAAAATTAGTTTAAAGGTCGCAGATAGTCTCTACAGAACCATCGCATCACCAGACATTATAGTAAAGGATGAAATAGATACTGTTGAAAAAAGAGAGATACCTTGGAAATATACTTTTATAGATCCAAACTGTGTGGATGTTGTTGCCGGAGCACTTTCATCATTTGTTGGCGATAAGGTATACGCAATAACACTACCAGCGTCTCTAAGAAAAACTATAAACAGCCCAAAAAACGACGCAGAGAGAAGTATAATAGATCAACTGCCACCGTCCATAATAGACGCTGCTAAAAGTAAAAAACCTTACTTATTAGATCCAAAGAAAACTCTAGTTTTTCACTATAAAAAAGATGATTGGAAAACTTGGGCGTACCCAATGATTTATAGTATAATGGATGATATACATATTATAGAAAAACTGAAGCTAGCGGATTTAGCTGCATTAGACGGCGCAATTAGTAATATACGCATTTTTAAATTAGGTAGTTTAGAACATAAGATAGCTCCAACACCAGCAGCAGCAAATAAACTTAGCAGCATACTACAGAACAATGTTGGTGGAGGTACTATGGATCTTGTGTGGGGTCCAGATATAGAACTAATAGAAAGCAAAACAGGAGTTCATCAATTTTTAGGTGAGGCTAAATATACCCCACACTTGAATAGCATATATGCTGGTCTTGGAATCCCACCAACACTCACTGGAACTTTTGGTGCCGCCGGAACAACTAATAATTTTATAAGCCTGAAAACATTAACGCAAAGACTACAATATGGTCGTAAAATACTGACATCTTTTTGGAAAGAAGAAATATTGCTTGTTCAAAAAGCTATGGGTTTTAAGTATCCAGCAAAAATAGAATTTGATAGAATGGATCTAAGCAACGAAGAAGCAGAAAAAGCTTTGTTGATTCAACTAGCTGATAGAAATATAATAAGCGATGAGCTACTACAGAGGATTTTTGGTTTTGATCCAGAAACAGAAAAAACCAGACTCAATAGAGAAAATAGAGATAGAAAAGTTAATCGTATGGTTAAAAAAGCTGGGCCATTTTTTGATGCTAATTTTGAAAACACAGTTAAAAAGATGGCATTACAGTTGGGGTTAGCAACACCTAGCCAAATAGGATTGGAACTAGATAAAAAGAAAAAGGGAGAAATGAATGCTGTTGAGGTTAAATTACAATTACCGTCAATACCATCATTACCTGGGACAAAAGTATCGCCAATCAATAATTCAGAATCTTTGCCTGGACAACCTCAACAAGGTCGCCCAAGGAACAGCAAGGACTCATCTAAGAGAAAAACTAAAGAGTTTACTCCGCAGACCGGAGCGTCCCTAAGCCTATGGGCCATTGGTGCTCAAGAAAAAATTAATAATATTTTAAATCCAATATTATTAGATTTCTATAGTAAAAAAAATATGCGTAGCTTATCGGATAGCGAGTATTCGGAAGCAGAACAAACAAAAACCAAAATTCTTTTTTCAATTGACCCATATTCAAATATAAGTGAAGATATATTAGTTGCTAATATGAATAATATTAATGTTGATAATTCTTTATTTGACAATTATCAAAATTTTGTAAAACAAATAAGAATAACTCTTAATAGAGAGTTAACAGCTGAAGAAATCAAATATACCAAAGCATATTTTTACAAAATGGTGTATGAAAAGTAATCAAATCCTTTAAAAGGCATATAATGATAATATATCCAACAGAAACTGACGACGGGTTGGCTGGCGCTTTATCCAATGCCTCCTCGATAAGCTACGCTTGTTTGGTTGAAAAAACTGACAATCAATTAATTATTAGCGATAAAAAAAATATTAAAGCCATAGCTGGAATAACAGATACCGATCTATACTATACCCAATCAATACTTGTAACAACATCTTGGAATAAAAATGATGATATTTTTGATAAGAACGAAGTTTGGGCAGCAAGAGCCACCCCTATTCACAAACCAACAAATTTAGAGCATAATGAGGCTATCATTGTTGGTCATATAACATCAAATTATCCGATGACAGAAGATGGTGTCTTAATAGATGAAAATACCAATCTAGATAATTTACCAGAAAAATTTCATATTTTGACTGGATCGGTTATCTATACTGGGTATACTAATCCCGATTTAAGAGAAAGAGCCGCTCAACTTATTGCTGAAATTGAAAATGGAACAAAGTATGTTAGTATGGAATGTTTCTTTAAAGGATTCGATTATGGACTAATCAATAAAAGCACTGGTGAATATAAAATTTTAAATAGAAATGAAGAAACGGCATTCTTAACAAAACACTTGAGAGCATACGGCGGTCTTGGTGAGCATGAAAATTACAAAATTGGTAGAGTTTTAAGAAATATTACGTTTACTGGAAAAGGTTTTGTTGACAAACCAGCAAATCCAGAAAGTATAATATTCACTAAAGATAGTCTTAATTTTGACAAGAAAATTGCTAATATCGAAATCAACAAAGAAAAAAATACAAATTTTGAAAATTTAGGTGTATTTTCCAATCAAGCAAATTTAAAGGAGACCACTATGAGTTTAGAACAAGATATCGTTGACCTAAAGAGCAAGGTGCAATCAATGAATATGTGCGAGGAACAACTTCGCGAAGCAAACAGCACCATTGCTAGCCTCAACGAAAAATTAGCTGCCTCAGAAGCTGAAGCAGCAGTTAAGGACAAGACAACAAAAGAATATATGGACAAAGTCAATACCACAGAAGAAGATAAAAAGAAAATGAAGGCGGAGCTAGACGAGACTCTATCTCTAACTGTTGCTGAATTTAACAGCAAAATTGCTGAGTATGACGTTAAGGTATCCGACCTTACAGCACAACTAGAAGCAATTCAAGCCGAACTTAACACAACAAACGAAGCTTTGGCTGGCTATAAAGCTAAAGAAGCAGAGATGATGAAAAGAGAGAAAAAAATGAAGAGAATGGCTTCGCTACTTGAAGCTGGACTAGATACAGATGTTGCTACCAGCACAGTAGACAAATTCGAAGATCTCGATGACTCTCTGTTCGAAAGCATGACCGCTGTTTTTGCGATGATGATGCCAATGAAAAAGAAAAAGATGGAAGAAGAAGCAATGTTAACAATGAAAAGAAAGGCATCTGATGAAGTCGTTGAATCGACAGAAACAGAAACAGAAACAGATAATGTAAATGAAACTAAAGCAGAAGACATCTCGGAAGTTTTGGAAAACGCAGAACCAGAAAACAATATTGATTTGAGCGTCGGGTCTGAACAAGATGCCGAGATAAACACCACAAGAGCTGCTTTAGTTGATTTTGTTCGTACTAGACTAGGTAAAAAACTTAATAAGGGAGAGTAAATATGGCTCTAAAACCAGATCGTATCGAAGCATACACAGATATTTCGTTCTTCATGGACGCAGTCGCAGAGCGCGGCGGAATTGTTGTTCATAAAGACAGCGGCCTAGGCGTTAGTATGGACGACGCCGGGGCGGTGGTTGAGTATAAAGCTGATCCATCGGGAACAACTCCTGCTGGACTACTATTAAACGATGTTGTTAATATTGATCTAACACGTCAACACATTAACTGGCATCGCGACGAAGTTCAGGTAGAGAGCAAAGTTACTCTACTGCGTCAAGGTCAAGTTACAACCAATATGGTAGTAAGTGGTGTTGAGCCAGTGGCTGGTCAAAATGCTTACTATGGAGCCAACGGCCTGCTAACAACCAGCAGCACCAATAGCACCAAAGTTGGACGTTTTCTTAGCGCCAAAGACGCCGATGGTTATGTTAAAGTAGACATTAATATTACATGATAAGGGAGAAAAATATGGCTAATTATAGATTTGAACCAACACCAGAACTAACAGATCTTCTAGTTAAGTCTGGATCTCCAAATAGAGAAGTATCTCTTGCTGCTAATGCAGAGTTTGCAAAAGCTCTTGAGCTACCACTACGTCAAGGTGTTCTAAATGGGGATATTCTAAACGGTATTTTCGAACCAATTAAACTCTCTCAAAGCGCTACTCCAGAATTTCCTCTAGATTTTCTGGCTCCTGGCACAGAGAAAGACTTTGTAGCATATACTATCCCAAATCATGGCTATGTTCCAGAGCGCCATGTTGAGGGTGACTATGTTATGGTTCCGACCTTCGACATCGGAGCAAGCATCGACTACTTACTAAAGTATGCTCGTGATGCTCGCTGGGATGTTGTTGGAAGAGCAATGGAAGTTTTAGAAGCTTCTTTTGTTAAGAAGATGAATGATGACGGTTGGCATACGCTCTTAGCTGCCGGAACAGATCGCAATATCGTAGTATTCGATAGCGATGCTGATGCTGGTCAATTCACTAAGAGATTAGTTAGTTTGATGAAAACAGTTATGCGTCGTAATGGCGGAGGTAATTCAACATCAACTAATAGAGGTATGCTAACAGATCTTTATGTTTCTCCAGAAGCAATGGAAGACATTCGCAACTGGGGTCTTGATCAGGTGGATGAGATCACCCGCAGAGAGATTTATATCGCTGCTGACGGTACTCTGAACAGAGTATTCGGGGTAAATCTACACGATCTAGATGAACTTGGAGAAGGTCAAGAGTACCAGCTATTCTACGATAACGTCTTAAGTGCGACTCTACCAACTGACGATGTCGAGCTAGTTGTTGGTCTAGACCTAAGAAAGAGAGACAGCTTTATAATGCCAATTCGCGAAGAAGTACAAATCTTCGAAGACGATACACTACATCGTCAAAAGAGAGCTGGCTACTATGGCTGGGCAGAGCAGGGCTTCGCTGTTCTAGATAACAGACGAGTTCTACTAGGATCTCTCTGATAATTTATCCCAAATATTAATTGTTTACTATAAATAATTAGGGCCACTCGCGTAACAACGAGTGGCTCTTTTTATTTAACTCCTTGATACAAAATAAACTTATTGAGGATTAGCAAATACAAAGTTTGCTAACAAATCAAGCACAGGACTAAGACACCATTATGGTGTATTACTAAACACGTAACCATTTCTGCATCACTATACTATAGAAAGCTTGTATGGCAGCTACAAAGTACGATTTTAGTATAGAGCAAGGATCATCATTTAAAATTAGTTTAATTTATAAAGACGAAAATAAAAATCCAATTAATTTAACGGGCTGGTGCGCTAGATTAATATGGACAACTAATACTAAAGTTAAGCAGATTTTTAGCTCTAATTTACAAGACCCATCATTATACAGTTTTGTCATAGACGGTCCGGCTGGGAAGATTACACTAATGATTCCAGCATCAACAACCAATAATTTTAATTTTAATTATGCTAAATATGATCTCGAATTACAAAGTCCAGACGACTTGTATGCTGGTGGAGGAAAATATAATACCAGATTACTATTTGGTGTAGTTAATATTGTAAAAAGATTTAGTAACACTAGCGATAGCTTGAATTGTTAAACTATGAGTAATTTTATATTGGAGATAACAGATCCTGGCAAACAATTTATAACAATCGAAACCAGTGTATTGGATCAAACAACGAATAATATTGAAATAGAAAAATTTCAAACCTTTAATTTAGAAATTGTTAACACAGAAAAAGTTTTGGCTAGCGACTTACCAGACGATATTCCAATGAGTAAAATAGTTGGAAATTTACACGTAGCTAGAATAGAAGGTTTAGATAATTATTTAGATAATTATGAATTTGACTGTGGATCACCATAATATAATTAATTAAAAAGGAGACTTCAAATGCCAGTTAATACTAGAATTCAATTTAGAAGAGGCACAGCAGCCGCTGGAGCTAATCAGTGGACAGATCAAGTTCTATATGCTGGTGAAGTTGGTTTCGAAACAGATACTGGTAAGTTTAAGATAGGAGATGGTACCACAGCATGGGGTAGTCTCGGGTACGCTAGCGTTCTTCCTAGTGAACTTAATGAGCTAGTAGATGATCGGGTTAGCAGTCTGCTTATTGCCGGAACGGGCGTGTCGTTATCTTATAATGATAATTCTAATTCACTAACCGTTAGCACAAACCTTACTGCTGGTAGTGGTATTAGTATCTCTGGGGCAACGATTAGTTTGAGCGATCCTGTTGTTGATGCCAGCGATGTTAATGGATTAAGTGAAGCAGTTGACGATAGGGTTAATGATCTGCTAGTCGCTGGATCTGGAATCCAACTATCTTATAATGATAGCGCGAATACTCTAAGTATTGCTGTAACTGGAATCGCTCTATCTGGACACACACACACAGCTAGCGAAATAACAGATTTTAGTGAAGCTGTTGATGATAGAGTAAATGATTTGTTAATTGCTGGATCCAATGTACAGTTAACTTATAATGATGGATCGAATTCATTAACCGTAGCTGTTACTGGAGTTTCATTAAGTGGTCACACCCACACAGCGTCTAACATTACAGATTTTAATACTGCTGTTAGCGGATTATTGCCGGTTAAAGACGTTGTTGCTGGAAGTGGTATAAGCGTTTCTTCTTCAAGCGGGTCTTTCACCGTTAGTCTTAGCGACCCAACAATTCAAGCCGCCGATGTAACAGATTTTTCAGAAGCTGTTGATGATAGAGTAAGCAATCTGTTAGTTGCTGGTAGCGGTGTTTCAATATCATATAACGATGGATCTAACACTCTAACAGTGAGTAGCTCATTAAGTGCTGGTAGCGGAATCTCAGTTTCTGAAAGTAGTGGTGTCTATACAGTTAGCTTGAGCGATCCTACAATTCAAGTTGCTGATATCACCGATCTAACATCTAGTGCAACAGAGCTTAATTATCTTGATGGTAGCATACCAGGAACAGGAGTAGCAGATAAAGCTATTGTTCTAGACAGCAATCGCAATATTGCTAACTTAGGAGACGTTACAACCACAGGCACTGTTACTGTTGGCGGTAATCTTATTGTCAATGGCACAACAACCACTGTTAATAGCACTGTAACAACACTAGATGATCCTGTAATCACCTTGGGCGGAGATACTGCTCCAAGTTCTAATGACAGCAAAGACAGAGGTGTTGAATTTAGATGGCACAACGGAACCGCTGCTAAAGTTGGTTTCTTTGGCTATGATAATAGTACTGGTAAATTTACATTTATTCCAGACGCGACCAATAGCAGCGAAGCTTTCAGCGGCACAACAGGAGAACTAGACGCCAAGGTAGATTGGTCTAATATTAATAGTAAACCAGATCCAGTAATTGCTGTTGATATAACTGGTGATGTTGCTGGTAGCGGCAACTTGACAATGACAGACTTAGCTGGTGGCACAATATCTATCTCCACTACAATATCTGCAAATAGTGTTGCTCTAGGAACGGATACTACCGGGAATTATGTTGCTAGCGTTGGCGTTAGCGGTACCGGTCTTAGTGTTAGCGGTACTGGAGAAGGCGCGGCGGTTATAGTTACTAGTAATGCTACTAGCGCTAATACTGCCAGCACAATAGTATCTCGTGATAGTAGTGGTAATTTTAGTGCTGGTACTATTACAGCAGATCTTAGTGGCACAGCAACTAATGCTAATAATATTGAGGTTGATGTTAGTTCATCTAATACTAACCATTTAGTTTTCGTAAATGGCACTGATGGTAATTTAAAACCAAGTGTTAATAGTAATTTAAGATTCGATGCTGTTAATAATGAATTGCTTGGTGATGACAGTACAACCCCAACAACAAAGCTCAAGTACTTTATTATTGATGGCGGCACACCATAATTGACAAATATAAAATTTTGATTACTATAACTAGTAGTCATTATTTTTTAGCATAATTGGTAGGATATAATGCCATCTAATAATTTAATCACATTTAGAAAAGGAACATCCGCCGAGTGGTCAAGCGCCAACCCTGTTCTAGCTTTGGGTGAACCAGGATTTGATACTACAAATAATCAGATAAGAATAGGCGATGGTGTTTCTAACTGGAATAATTTACCAGTTATTGGCGCTCAAGGAGTTCAGGGTATTCAAGGATACGATGGTCTACAAGGCATACAGGGCGTACAAGGATCAGACGCTAATATGCAGGGGATCCAAGGTATACAAGGAGATCAGGGCATACAAGGTTACGATGGAGCGCAAGGCCAAGAGGGTATACAAGGAATACAAGGTCAAGAGGGTATACAGGGAGCAATTCCAGTATTAAATTTTCGTGGAGAATACAATTCATGGACAACATATTATCTTAATGATATAGTTGCCTATAATAATCTCGCTTATGCTGCTATTCAAAATAATTTTTCTAATTATGATCCAACTAATACTAGTTATTGGCAAGTTTTCATAACTCAAACGGTACAAGGTATTCAAGGAGTTCAGGGAGAGCAAGGCATTCAAGGAATTCAGGGAGAACAAGGAGTTCAAGGTATTCAAGGTTTCGAAGGTATGCAAGGAGCAATACCAACACTAAACTTTAGAGGCGAATATAATGGAGCTACAACTTATTATTTAAATGATATAGTAGCATATGGTAATTTCGTTTACGCCGCTATTCAGAATTCATTCTCTGGTACTGATCCTAGTAATAGTAGTTATTGGGTAGTGATGATAGCTCAAACCATTCAGGGTATTCAAGGACTACAAGGAGATCAAGGCATACAAGGGTTAGCTGGGTCTGACGCGAATATGCAAGGTACGCAAGGCATTCAGGGAGATCTTGGGGTACAGGGCATACAAGGAGAACAAGGAATACAGGGGTACGATGGTATACAAGGCACACAAGGACTACAAGGTTCTATTCCGGTACTTAATTTTAGGGGAGAATATAATAGTTGGACAACATATTATCTAAATGATATCGTTGCTTATGGATCTACGGCATATGTTGCTATACAAGATAATTTTTCTAACTATGATCCCGCTAGTAATCCTAGTTATTGGGCCGTTTTTATAACACAAACAGTACAAGGCGTTCAAGGTGAAGGAATACAAGGTCTACAAGGTATTTCTGGTATTATTAATTGGACTGGTGAATATAATGGAGCAACAACATATTATTATAATGATGGAGTATCATACAACGGCTCCTCCTATGTCGCAATACAAAATAGTTTTAGCTCAACAGATCCTACAAACACAGCATATTGGCAATTAGTTGCATCTCAAGGCATTCAAGGATTGGATGGAGTACAAGGATATGAAGGCATACAAGGAATTCAGGGAGAACAAGGTATTCAAGGTCTAGATGGAATACAAGGTTTCGAAGGACCACAAGGCATTCAGGGTTTTGAAGGTCCATATGCCACAGTTACCAACTATGCTGATGATAGAGTCTTGACCAGTGATGGAACCAGCGGAGGGATTAATGCTGAAACATATTTGACTTTTGATGGAACTAGTTTAAGTGCTCCATATTTCATATCTACAAATGCCGCTGGTGATGAAGGCGGAGAAATTAAGTTAACCAAACCACCAAATGCTACATTGAGTGCTGGAATTACTATAGATGCTTACATCAATAAATTAAGATTCTTTGAAGACGGAGGCTCCTCTAGAGGATATTACCTCAATATGGACGAAGGAGTTGGAGGAGCAGCTAGAGCAATAATCAATAAAACATTATGCTATTTTACTCCACTAGATAATCAACCACCAGCAAGCGCATTTGCAACATTAGATACGAGAAACAGTATTGCTGTTTTAGATTTTGATGATACTACCCAAGAATCAGCAGTATTTGTTGGTATTATTCCAGAAAATGCCGCTTTAGGTTCTGGAATATCCGTTAGAATACATTGGATGGCTACGAGCGCAACAACCGGTAGTTGTAGATGGGGTGTTCAATTCGAAAAAATGACAACAGATCTTGATAGCGATTCGTTCGATACTGCAACAGAAGCTCATTCTACTACGAATGGAACATCCGGCATCATAACAACAACATCTATAACATGCACAACTATAGACTCATTAGCTGCTGGTGATTTATTTAGAATCAAAATTTATAGAGATGTTACAGACACAACAAATGATACTATGACCGGAGATGCGGAAATAGTTGCTGTGGAATTGAGGAGCGTGATATAATGGCATATAACTTTGTTAGAGCTAGTCAACAAAGACTAAGAGGTTCTTTTAGTGTAAATGCAACCCCTACAACAATATCTTTTTGGGGTAACGCGGCCGTAAACACATTAGCTTTAGGCGCTTTTGGTATTTCTGATTCAACCGGTAATGAAGCCGTTAGAGGATTTTTTGCTGGTAATTTGGCCGGAGATCCTATTTCATGTGCCTCTATTGATAATGGTGTGGGTGGAACAGCATCAAACGTTGGTACTTTTTCTGTTAATACTTGGCATCATGGGGCCGTTATTTTTGCTTCAACAACTTCTAGAACAAGTTATTTAGATGGTGTTGCAGGAACAACTAATACTGTTAGTTCGGATCCTACTGGTTTAACAGATATATTAATAGGAGCTATTATGGTATCTAGCGCACCAGCAAATCATTTCGATGGTAATTTAAGCGAAGTTGCTGTTTGGAATGTTGCATTAACAGCAGCAGAAATAGTGAGTTTAGCTAAAGGATTTTCTCCTAAAAAAATACGACCACAATCATTAAAATTTTATGCACCAATAGTTAGAAATATTGCTGATTATATAGGAAATGTTTCTTTAGCCAATCAGAACTCAGCAACAGTAACATCTCATAATAGGATTTATGTATGACACTATATTATAATACTGACACTTATGAAATTAAAGATCTTAGTGATGATCTTATAAACGGATGGATAGCGAATAACAATCCCAAAAAAGATAACTGGGCACTATTACCAGAACAACCAGGAAATGATTATTATTGGAATAATGGATCGTGGATTCAGTATCCCCAAACTGTTCCAGAAAGTATTAGCGCGAGACAAATACGATTATGGTTAATTAATAATGGTATACAATTAAACCAAGTAGAAAATGCTATAGATAGCATACAAGACCCTTTGATCAGAGAAACAACAAAAGTAGAGTGGGAATATGCTCCGTATGTTGAAAGAAATCACCCAATGCTTGTGCCACTAGCTCAGGCGTTGGGATTAAGTGAAAATCAAATAGATCAAGCTTTTATCGAAGCTCAATATATCTAAAATTGCCACAGCGATTTTTACAGTTACCATATAAGGAAAGAGGAAACTGTATGAAAAGCGATATAAGTAATTTTGCTAAAATTGCTACTCAAAATGGTGGAAAAATAGTTCCATTAATTTTAGACACCAATAAAATTATTGGCCCATCGCTAATGAATCCATCAATTATTAATCATAATAATAAATTATTAGTTAATTTGCGCAATGTTAATTATGTGCTTTATCACGCAGAACACGGAGTAAACGAACACACTTGGGGTCCGTTATGTTATTTACACACAGAACAGCATAGTGTTTTAGCAACAAACAATATCTTATGTGAACTAAATGAGGATTTCCATATTACTGGTAATAGTATAGTTAATACATCTTTATTAGATACAAAGCCGCTATGGCAATTTATAGGTTTAGAGGATGCTAGACTAGCGATATGGAATAATAAATTATATTTGAGCGGCGTTAGAAGGGATACAACTACGAACGGCGAAGGACGCATGGAGTTATCTCAAATAGTTATAGAAAACCAACAAGCAAAAGAGGTAGACAGACAAAGACTACCAGCCCCACAGCCAAACAACTCCTACTGCGAAAAAAATTGGATGCCCATACTAGATAGACCATACGAGTTTGTTAAATGGACAAATCCAACAGAAGTTGTTAGATATGATCCTGATACAAAAAATACAACAACGGTTTTTATGGGTAAATATAAACAATTTAATACTTTTGATCTTAGGGGTGGTTCTCAAGTAATTCCATACGGAGATTATTACTTAGCTATTACTCATGAAGTTAATCTTTTTAGAAGCGAGGCTGGTCAAAAAAATGCTACCTATAGACATAGATTTATATTGTGGAATAAGCAATTTGATTTAATAAAAGTATCTCCACGATTCGATTTTATGGGAGCAGAAGTAGAGTTTTGTTGCGGCATGGCCGAGTGGAATGAAAATCTATTATTAACATTTGGATTCCAGGATAATGCCGCCTACCTATTATCTGTTAATAAATCTTTAATTAATGATATAATGAAAATATGATAGAATTAATAAATTATATTCAGGATACGGATAATGATCTAAATAATTTTTATTTAGGATTATATTACGAAAAAATTAAACACTACTCACCAGCATCTGGATTTTTTCTTAGGTGTGCCGAAAAAACAAAAAATATAGAATTAAGATACGAAGCACTATTAAGAATATATTTATGTTACAAAATATTAGGAAGTAGAGACCACTCCTGCGATTCTATCCTGAAACAAGCATTATGTTTGTGTCCAGACAGACCAGAAGTTTATTATTTCCTGTGCGAATATTATGAAAATAAAGATGATTGGTTAAATATGTATACCTATGCTTGTTTAGGACTACAATATAAGCACAATACTTCCAAGTTTTTATCCAATATCAATCCACCAATTTCTTATGGCTTATTATTACAAAAAACAATATCTTCTTGGCGATACGGTAAGCCACAGCAATGTAGAGATACGATGAGAGATTTAATGGAAAATTATTTGGAAATTATGAGCGAAAAAGATAAAAATATTCTCAAGCATCATATTATGAGTTATGGATTGTTGTCTAAAAAAGATAGTATTAAAAGATACGATAGAAGTATGCTACATAATTTAAGATATCAATTTAAAGATATTGAAAGTATTGATAATAATTATTCTCAAATCTATCAAGATATTTTTGTGTTAGCTATGCTGAATGGCAAGCAAAACGGCACCTATTTAGAAATAGGATCATCTGATCCGTATTACAATAATAACACCGCTCTACTAGAGAACAAGTTCGCCTGGAGTGGGCTAGGAATAGAGATAGATGACAATATTGTAAGAAGATACAAAGAAAAAAGAAAAAATCCTATCATATGCGCAGACGCACTATTATTGGATTATACAAAACTATTAAATAAATATTATAATCATACAAACTATATAGATTATCTACAGATAGATGTTGATCCATGCGAAAATAGTTATGAGGTGTTACTATCTATTCCTTTTGATAAGTATAAATTTGGAGTTATTACATATGAGCACGACTATTACATAGATATAACCAAATCGTATAGAGATAAATCTAGAGAATATCTAAAACAATTTGGGTATAAATTAATAGTATCAAATGTCTCACCAAATGACAGCTGTCCATTTGAAGATTGGTGGGTCCATTCTGATATGATAAAAAATACCAATATTATTGATGAATATACTAATAATGATGTTAGTGAAATATCAAAAATACTATTTCAAACTTAAATAGTTTCTTAGTAATCATTTTAAATATAAAGTGTATATATAAAGTATGCTTTTAGATAAATATTTATTAAAAAGGTCAAATTATGTTTGCATACTGGCAAGTAGAAATACCAATAATAGTCAGAAATCTAATCAATGACATCGAGGCAAATCCCACATACTCTGATGCTAGGATAAATCAATTAGCTGCTGTGGCAGCTCAATATGTTATTAAAGATGTTAATTTAAGTAAAACTTATAATGTTGATATTGTTGGAATAGAAATATCTCCAGACCCCAGCGATCCCGAAACAAGAGACACAGATTTTATTAGTTTTATAGCTCTAAAAACGGCCTGCTTATTAGATCAGAGCACATTTAGAATAAAAGCAATCAACGAGGGTATAAGAACTGGCTTAGGGTCGGCCAACCTATCAGTTTCAGGAAATCTCGCTGGATATAAAACAATTTTAGAAATGGGTCCATGTTCTTTATATTCGGATTTAGTTATGGATCATAATATTGGAGAACCAACAGCTGTCAGAGCTGTACTCAGCCCCTTTGTTGGAAATAATTTCGATCCAAGATATTTATTAAGAGGCGGATACAGAAGATCCAGCGGCGACGATTTTGTATCATAAGGAAAACTAGATGGTTAACTTCTCCCAACTACAAGCTCTGTATAAAAATCAAATTGATATGATTTTAGCAGATGATGGTCTTACCACTCTGTGTGAGTTTAATTATGGAGTGACGAAAGTTAGCCTATGTCCAAATTGTGTGTATGATCCAAATCTAAAAAAATCTTCTGGTAAATATAAAGCCGGTGGACCAAAGCCATTTCTTACCGGAAGATTATGCCCATACTGTAATGGCAGTGGGTCTTACGGAGCAGAGAAGAGTGAGCAAGATTATTTAGCTATAATTTGGGATTATAAAAAATGGATTAATCCTCCTCCAGATATTAAAAATCCAGACGGTTATATACAAACCATTTGCGATAAAAGCTTATTAAGTAAGATCAAAAATTGTAAAGATATGACAGTAGCATATGGTAGCGGTAGTAATCCAGTATTTCATCTGTACGGAGAACCAAATCCAGCTGGGCTTGGAGATAATCAGTATTTATTTTGTATGTGGCAGAAAACTGGTAATAATAGAATTATTAATCTTGCTACTCCGACGCCTACTTCTACGCCAACACCTACCCCAGTTGGTCAAACGCCAACCCCGACACCAACGCGAACTCCAACACCAACACCGACGCGTACCCCAACGCCAACACCAACCGCTACTTCGGTTGGCCCAACGCCAACACCGACGCGTACCCCAACGCCAACACCTACCACTACTCCGGTTAGCCCAACAGCAACACCAACAGCAACTCCGATAACAACGCCTACAGCCACTCCGACGCCAACGCCTACAGCCACTCCGACGCCAACGCCTACAGCCACTCCGACGCCAACGCCTACAGCCACTCCGACGCCAACGCCTACAGCCACGCCATTTGTCCCATTAACTATAAACTCAGCCAATTATAATAGTTCAGCTACATGGAATACTATTGTTGGTAATGTTACAACAGTTGGATCGAATGGTAAAGATAGCTATTATGGAACTTATGACCAAACAGGTAATTTATTTAATCGTCTAGAAAATTCAGTATTAAGAGGAGGAGCATACAATTCAACAGGAACAACAATCATATCTAAAACATATAGATTATCATGGAGTAGATCTGGTACTAATGTTACTATGGGTTTTAGAATAGCAACAATAGATAATACTCTTAGTTTATCTAATTTTAATACTATAGAAAATACAGTAAACTCTCCAGATACTAATGGATATGGACAAGTTAATTATGTATATATGATAGGTCAAAATCTTATTACTAATAATGAATATATAGAATTTTTAAATAGTGTGGCCTCAACAGACACATACGGATTATACCACACTAATATGGGTGGATCGGACCCAGCATCTCCATCCATAGGAGGCATCACTAGACAAGGAACGAATGGTAACTACACCTACAGCGCAAAAAATAATATGGGTAATAAACCTGTTAATTATATTTCTTGGTATAACGCCGCAAGATACTGTAACTGGCTACACAACAATAAACCAAGTGGTGTTCAACAAAATTCTACAACAGAAGGTGGATCGTATACATTGACTGGTAATACTGGTAGCCCAGTTCGTAATAGTGGAGCCAAATACTTTTTGCCATCAGAAAATGAGTGGTATAAGGCAGCTTATTATGATCCTACCAAAAATATTACTGGAGGATACTGGTTATACTCTACTAAAGAAGATGCTGTACCAGAAGCAATATGCTCTACAATCGATGGTTATGGTACACAGTGTTAATGTGGGGACTATGGCATGTCAAAACTAATAGATATTTTACAACCAAAAAGAATCATTGATTCCAAAAAAATTAGACTTGGACCAAAAGAAGATAAGGGATGCGTGATATGCGATAAAGCTGCTAGGTGCTGCTCCGCCTTATTTACTTATGGAGTTGGTGATTTTTTGTCTTATCCACGGAATATAGGATTTGAAAGAAGTTTTGTTGACAAATATAAAAAACCAGCTTATTTATTTGATCACACTCTTTCCATTAAAGAATACCAAGATAAAAATAATCTAATCAAATTTTTTCCTCAGGGTTTGGGTCCCGGTCCTGATTGCGACACATTTTTTAATCATTATAAACAACTGAATATCTCTGGAAAAGTTTTATTAAAAATAGACATAGAGGGAGGGGAATATGATTTTTTCGAAAACACCGACACGGACGAGATCGCTAAATTAGTTTCTTGTTTATGTATAGAATTTCATGATTTAGATAATAATATAGATAGATATATAAACATTGGTGAAAAAATAAATAAAAATTTTTTATTAAACCATATTCATGGAAATAATTATAAAGATTATTTTAACTATAAAGGATATGATGTACCGAAAGTTTTAGAGTTAACATTTGTAAATAAGATTATATCTAATAACTATATAGACTGCACCGAATCTTATCCAATTGACGGGTTAGACTATCCAAATAATCCAAATACTCCAGACCTAGATCTGTGTTTTATCCATAAAAATAAAATAATAACAAAATATTCTCCAAGCGTAGAAAAAAAAATGACCAGAGATACTATATATGTTGGGGTCGGAGATTATCCAACACAAAATATTAAAACTATTTTTTTGAGTAAAAAATACAAAAATCCAAGATTTTATCCTAGAAAGCTAGGTAATTATCCAGATACTTTTTCTGTTGAGTATAAAGAAGATCAAGATCAAATAAATGTTAAAAGAACAGACGCTAATATAAGTTGGGGATTACCTCTAATTATAGATGTGGAATTCGACGCTGAAAGTGACAGCATTATTAAAACAAACACAACAAAACAACTAATACCAAAAGTAATATATCAAACATATAAAACAAATAAAATTCCACCAGGTATGCACGACGCCGTAAATAGTTGGATAAATAATAATCAGGACTACGAACACTATTTTTTTACAGACGAAGATTGTTATGAGTTTATAGAAAAGAATTTTGACTCAAGAGTTTTAAGTGCGTATATCAATCTTATACCAGGCGCATTTAAGGCCGACCTATGGAGATGTTGTGTTCTTTATATTAAAGGAGGAGTATATATTGATTCAGATATGATGTGTTTAGAGCCGCTATCAAAAATAATAAATTCAAGTGACGAATTTGTTTCTGTTAGAGATGACCCGATGTCAAAAAAGTTTATTTATAATGCCTTTATAGCATGTATTCCTAAACATCCGTTTCTTAAAGAGCAGATAGATGCTATAGTAAAAAATGTAGAAAATAAAAACGTATGTTATTATCTTGATATTTCCGGTCCTGCTTTGCTTGGTAAATCCATAAATAAAATTTGCGCGAGAGATATCGATACAGAATTTAGTTTAGGAGAATCTGTTATCAATAATTTAAAACTTAAACTATTAGAACATGACTGGAAATCAAAAACCATCAAACTAGGAACTATAAATGCTATCTTAACGGAATATCCAGAAAAAAACAATGAAATGAAACAAAGAAATATTATTTCTTATTATGATTTATATCAGCAAAATATAGTTTATCAGCAGATTCCTAGAAATATCTATTTTACTACTAATGATTCAATTTATATAAATGAGTATATGGTAAAGTCTTTTGAAAGTAAAAATAAATTTTGGAAACTTAATTATTATTCAGATAAAGACTGTGTAATGTTTTTTGAAAAAGAAAATACTAGAATCAAAGAATTGCTTGGTGTTGATGCACTGAGCGTGTTTGCCAATTTGCAAAATGGTGGAGAAAGATCAGACTTCTGGAGATATTGTATCATTTATCTGTACGGAGGATTCTATACAGACGCAGACACATACTGCAATATTTCTTTAGATCAATGGATAAAACATTATGACCTTATACTCGGAATAGAGGCGCTGTTACCAGAGGATGAAGCAAGAACGTTTGGTATGGATAAGATTGGTAAGACATATGGAAACAGCGTAATATCTGTATGTAATTGGACATTCGCTGCAAAAAAAGAACACCCCTTTTTAAAAGATCTGATACTAGATATAGCGCATCATCCAATACAATCAAACGTTTTATTGAATACTGGTCCTGGAAGATTTACAAAACATGCCATGGAATATTTTGGTCATGATATCCAACCTCTTCAAGAGCACAGAGCCATAGTTAAGAATGCTTCTATATTATTTGATATTAATAAATTTGGATCAAATCAATCTCATTCGAATGCTTATAAAAATTACGATAATCCATTAGAAACTATAGATTCAGCATATATAGTACATTTATTTGATGGTTCATGGAGATGTAAAAAAAATCAAGACATTAAAAAATATAAATCAAATTTAGGAGTATCTCATAATTTAACGCTTGATAAAATAAATGAAAATGAGTATATAGGAGTAGCAAGACTAGATAAAGACACATCAAGAACACAATTTCTTAAAAAGACAGGCGATTGTAGGACATTGCTTGAGATTAAATTCGACCGCAATCTTGATATTATCGAGGAAAAAGAGAAACCTATTCTAAATTTTGATGCGTGTGCTAAGTTTGAGGACTACAGAGTATTTTATTTTCAGAATAAAAAATTCTATTCTGTATCTTATATAGATATAGAATTTAATACTAAAGTAGCAATACTCGATCAAAATTTTACTTTCTTGGGAGATGTGATACTATCAGATAGAAAATTTAATACTGCCTGGAACAAAATATGGGAAAAAAATTGGTTATTTTTTGAACATAATAACGATTTATATTTCATATACTCAACAACGCCTAGATACATCTTATATAAATGTATAAATTTTGATAAACTAATATTTAAAACACATATTGATATAGAATGGCAATTTCATGGACCAACTGACAATTTGTATTTTGGAGATAAAGTCACAACTGGAGGCTCTGTCAATCCGATATACCTTAAAGAAAAAAACATATACTTATATATGATTCATACTAAAATATATAATAAGCGCAGATATAACCACTATTTTGTTGCCTTAGATAATAATGCCAAGCCTATCAAATTCTATGATAGACCCCTAATAAATGAATATACTCAAGAGGGATACTTTTTTATATCTTCAATGATATTAGAATCAGAATATATACTTATATCTGGAGGTTTAGAGGATAACCAAAATTTTACATGGAGATTATCTAAAGATTTTATATTCAAAAAAATTATTAACTAATTTTTAAATAACTATAGACTACCTTCTATTTTGGAACACCAACCCTTTGATTCAGAATGCGGCCACACAACCCATTTTTTTGGCTGCTGTGATGTGTGGAACTCTCGCCATATTTTACAATATTTATCCTTATCATTTTTTAATCTGTATATTTCTTGTTTATCGGCATCTTTACGATATAGGTCTTGATCGTTTTCGTCTTTAAAAGCTACTACCCAGAAATCATAATCACTTTCTGGAACCTGAGCATAAGATACATCTATACAGTGTTTGAATATTCTTTGTAATGATTCTATAAAATTATCATCGGATATATTTATATTCTCTAAAGATGGAGCGATGTTACTCCTCGCGCTCTCTGTTATACTTCTTTGAGAAAAACATAGACCAGCATATTTTTCATAGTCTCTTAGGGTTCTCTTATTACCAAAACCATATATTCCAAAGTCTATATCGTTTGACTCCCCATCCATACCAAAAAGTTTACGATTTCTTTTATGGCTATTTTTATTTCTATCTATCCATTTTTTATCATCATCCCATTGTTTTGTTCGTCCTTTTCTGGTATATTCATGCCAGCATATTACTTTATGAGGATGAAAAAGATCATATCCATGAGTAAAAGCTCGTGCTGCTATGCTTATTTCTTCTCCGTGGAAATAGTAGTTTGGATCGTGAGGCACCTCAGTGCAAAATTGTCCAACCGTAAATGCAAAATGAGCACTGTAAAATCTAGCTGGTAATGGTTCTTTATCGTTGTCCCACTCATTAAATGAGGAGGGTAAAAAGAACACCGCGCCCTCGGGTATAAATCTATCAAAATTCATTTTCCACGGTCTATTAACTCTTCCGCCTGGATCGTTATCAGGATCGAAACTTGGTATATAGCTAGTAATCAATGGCTTAGCATATCCTTTATTTTGTAGATCACTAATCATTGATATTAGTTCTTCGTCCCAATTTTTAATAAATCTATGGTGACTATCTAATTGTAGAGTATACTTTTCTCCTGAGTATAGTTGCTGAACAGAATTTCTGGCCCAGCAAACCCCCTTTGATTCTGAGTAATTAACATCTAAGATTCTAAATCTTGAATCATTTTTGTATTCGTTTAGATTATCCCACTTATCATCTTCAGAATGCTGCCAGCAAATTCCTATAACTAGATTTTCTGGATATTTTGCTTTTTCTATCATATCCTTTAGAGTTGGCAATAATTGCGGATCTCTATAGCTTGCAATTTGTATAAAAATGCTATTTTCCATCTTAATTTATTCCTAAAGTGTATTATATAAATATCAGGAGACCCATATAATGATACTTTCTCTCAACCTACTTGACAACAACACAACTATTACATCTAATATACTTCAGGCTCTTATTCCCGAGATTAATTCTTATATGACGAAAAGCGTCTCAAAACTAAGAAAAATTTTACCATCAATTATTCGTAATGCTATAACAAATACTCCAGAATATGATGCTATTTTAAACGGCAAACTACAATACGAATTAGGCATACCAGATCCAGCGCAAAAATTAGCAGGATTACTAGATCTATGGTCCACAAACATATCTATCACATACAATGCTCCCAGGGCTTCTAAAATTAGAATTGTATCATCATTTAGTGTTAATATGATTAGAGTTGATTTTAGTGATGTTTTATATAGCGATTATGCCATTGTTGTTGATGGATTAAGAGGATATTCTTTGCCGTGGTTGGAATGGTTATTATTATATGGTAATAAAACAATAGTAAAAAATTCTAAAGTAGTTTTTGGACCAAACAGATCATCAAGAACCGGTTTTGCTCTCATGAGAGAGTCATCTGAATCATGGAAAATTCCTTCTCAGTATTCCGGAACAATAGACGACAACTGGATAACAAGAGCGATTGACAGATACGGAAACGATATAGAGCAAGCAATAGACTCGGCGCTACAAACATGAGCAACTGCCCAATAAATACAACTTTTAAAGGTGTCTCTAATATAGGAGAAGATTTTCTATTAAATATTTTAGAGAGTAATTTTAAAATGTATCTTGATTGGAGTTTTTTAAATATAGGAGCCTGGTTTGATGTTAATAATAATGATAGTACAATTTTTGGATCAAATTCACACAGTAAATTGATTCCGGTTGCAGACAATTCTTATGAAGATGGTCAGGTTTGGCAGGGGATAAGAAAAGATTGGGTTTGGGAAAATGATTTTACTCATAACGGAGTATCACCAATAGAAATTACAAGTGTTAATGTTAATGGATCCACAATAACAAAATCTGGTAATTTTACTGTCAATTATCCGCTCGGTCGAGTTATATTTAATAATCCAATTAGTATAACTTCTGATGTGAAACTATCATACAGCTATAGATTTGTACAAGTATACAGAAGTTGCGACGTGCCTTGGTTTAACACATTACAATACGGATCATTTAATACGGCCAATAAAGATATAACAAGAATGGAAGATGGAGACTGGTCAATAGGCGGACACCAGAGAATCCAAATGCCTTGTATTATTGTTGATTCTGTGTCCAGATCACGATCTTTTCCTTATGAGCTTGGTAATGATAATCTTGTAATAGAACAAGATATTGCATTTTATATATTGGCCGAAAATAAAAATGATAGAAATAAGTTACTAGACATACTAAGGCTGCAAAAAGACGGATTCCTATACCTGTTTAATACCAATACATTAGCTCAAAATGAACAATATCCATTAGATTATAATGGTGATACTATAGTAAATTTTATTAATTATCCAGAGATCGTTGACTCTTATAGATGGAGAAAATGTTGGATAAAAAATACTAATCTTTTCGAGATAGATAGCACCCATCCGGGCTTGTACCAAGGCGGAATAAGACTAACAGCAGAAATAATTTCTAGCTAGTTTAGATATTTATGTGTATATATAAGTTGACAATATATTCCTTTTATTAATGGAGCAACGATATGGCAAATAATCGTATTTACTACGCTATCCAACAAGTAGAACTAGGCACAGGAAATTCTCGTGTTGCTGTTCACGGTCTCCAGAGTGCTGGTATCACAACAAACTTTAATCTCGAACAGGTTTTCGAGCTAGGTCAGCTAGCAATCTATCAAAACGTAGAAGAAGTACCAGATATCGAAGTAACCTTAAATAAGGTTTTAGATGGATATCCTCTTCTATATGTACTAGCAACAGAAGCTGGAACAGGCATCAACGCTAATTTAGTAGCCACAGCTCCTGACCTTGCTGGTCGCCAAAACGCTCGTGTTGATATGAGACTAAGCATCTATCCCGACACCCAAGTTAGTGCGGCTGGCAATAGCATCACAGCAGTAAATTGCTCGGGAATGTACGTTAGTTCTGTTTCGTATACTTTCCCGGTTGATGGTAACTTTACCGAAGATGTTACTCTAGTAGGCAACGATAAGGTTTGGACATCGTCAGCTGTTAGCGGACAGTTTGTTAATAATGACGATGTTCCAGAAGCAGATACTGGTGTTGGTCGTAGACAGTATCTATTAATGAGTGCTTGTCGCTTTCCGAAACAGATCCCGGGTGTTGATTCATCAACCGGTATCAATTCTCTAATTGGCGGTGGAAGCGGATATGGAGCACATTTCCAGAATATCACAGTTAGTGTGGATCTAGGTAGAGAGGCTATCCAAGAACTTGGATCGTTTGCTCCCTATCATAGATTCGTTACTTTCCCAGTAGAAGTAACAAGCGAGTTTGAGGTTGTGAGCGTTAGCGGCGATCAGATCAATGCTAGCGAAAATGGATACTACACTGGAGATCAATCCAATCCATCGGTAGCCCCATCCACCCCACCAACCGGATGCGAAACACGCTTTAATCTTCTTGATGAAAAGATTTACCTAGAAACCTGTGAAGGAACAAAGATTTATCTTGGCACCAAGAATAAACTCACAAGTGTTAACTATACTGGCGGTGATACTGGCGGCGGAAACGTCGCAGTAACTTACAGTTTCAGCAACTTCAACGATTTCGTTGTGGCCCATAGTGGCGGCGAATTCTATGCTGATGTTGATGAAAATGGTTACACAGCACCGTAAATAATTGAATATTCTAAAGTTTAGTTAATTGTTAAATAGTTTGGAAAATGGATTCAGAACAGGACAATGGATACAAGAATTTTACATCTATATTTATCTAGAATATTATCTGGATTCTTTATATTTTTATACAATAATAAAAAATATAAATTAGTATATCCAAATATAAATCTTAAATATAATGCTGAATTATATTCTCAAGATGAATACGAAAAAAATAAATTTAATAGCTGGATAAATGAAGAAGAAATATTATATACATTAATTAATATGGGTATTTGGCAGTTAGATGGGGATACTAAATTAGCCAGCTTGGAAAAATCTATAGAGGATACTAAGGTTGAGATTTTTAAAAATTTTCTCAACCCTCAACGAGTTAAACAGTTAAGAAAAAACTTGTCAACTCATAAAAAGAATTATAGTAGGCAGTATGATGCACGACACTCTCTTGACCATATTACAGCCACAGGGTATAGCCAATGGTTAAAAAATCAATATATTTTAGTTCATAGTTTATATGATGATAATGATAATAGAGTTTTTCAAAGTGTGGATACAGCCGATTCTGGACTATTATTTTCTTTATCATCAACAATAAATGACAATAATATTGATGTTAGTGTTTTTAGAAGCATAGCTAGAAGCGACATTTGGAGAAACTATTGGTCCGCTAATAAAGATAGAATTTTTGAGAAAAGTGTTGTTAATTGGACAGATGAGCAAAAAACACTAATAGTTTTAAGTAAGATGTATGATAGTGCATACGAGCATCCAGAATGCCCAACAGACGCTATGGTAGAAGATGACGATGCTTTTGATGGATGGATGATATATCAGAAACGCGAAAATGAAAAGGCAAAAAATAAAAGCCGAGCGGAAAAGATGCTTGGAGACAAATTAAATAAAGCCGGTGAGGTATTTTTAATGGCTAGTAATAAAGATGAAGCACAAAATATATATAGCTTGAATGATCAATCGGCCATGAATACTATAAAAGAAAGAGCTTCTGTAATATCAAGCTCTAGTACTGATGTAAACGATGCCAGTCTACCGGACGTTAAAAGGAATTTACAAGTTCAAAGAAATCAACTCATGATGAAAAGAAAGTAAAACAATGAATGAAGAAGTAGAGGATTTGCTTAAAAAAAGATTTCAAACTACTATGATAGGAGCACTATATGAATTTGAAAAATCTTTTGGATATTTATGGGGTCATGATAAAAATCCAGATTTTTTAACTGATGTCGAGGATGATTTCAGATATAGATGGGAGAATGTAAGAAATCAAATTCTAAACAACGGGAACAATCAATTTAGAAAGTGTTTATTTGATTTGAAAAAAGCTTATCAAAATATAAACAAATATCATTATAAATTATATAATAAGAAAGGACCGGGTAACTATAATGAAGACCAGAACGTTTAAAGCATTTGTTGATAATAAAGAGGTCGAGTTCCTAGTAAGATCACCATCTGTACAAGATCAAAAAGAAGCAACAAAAGTATATAATACTGCTTTTAGTGAGGCTCTAAAATCTAAAGCTGTGGTTAGAGCTAAGTTAGATGATCTGTTGGTTGAGCAAGGACTGTGGGATGATAGCAAACAGATAAAGTTCTCCGCTGTACAGGCACAGATTTTAGAAGGAGAAAGAAAACTGGCTAAAGGCGGAATATCGCTGTCTGTTGCAAAAGAAGAAGCTCTCAAGATGAAAAAATTAAGAGAAGAATTACGGGATTTAATTAGTGTTAAAACTAATCTAGATACACATACAGCAGAGGGACAAGCCGATAATGCTAGGTTTAATTACTTAGTTTCTTCATGTACGGTGTATAAAGATAACAACAGACCATACTTTAGCAGTTATGAGGACTATAACTCTAGAAGTAATGATACTGTGGCTATTTTAGCAGCTCAAAATTTGGCCGGTATGTTATATGGATTAGATAGTGACTATGAAGAAAAATTACCAGAAAATAAATTTTTAAAGCAATACAAGTTTGTAGACGATAAACTTAGACTAATTGATAAAAATGGCCGACTAGTAGATAGTGAAGGACGACTTATTGATGAAAATGGTAGATATATCAATGACAAAGGAGAGTTTGTTGACAAGAACGGTAACGCTGTTGATAAAGAGGGTGAGTATGTTGTTGAATTTACTCCGTTTCTCGATGACGATGGAAAACCGGTTGTTCTTGATGCAAAGGAAAAATCAGATGAGATTAAACCAGTACAAGAGGAGCAACCAGTTGTGGAAGAACACGTCGCCACAACCGTCACAACAGAGGTTCCATCAACAACAGCTTAGTTTCGCGCTTGGTGATAGCAATAATTATTTGTCAAAATATCCTCAACATCTCACCGGTGTTGGGGATATTACTTTTTAAGGAATAATATAATATGGCCAAAGCTTTTAACCTAACTGCGGAACTCAATCTTAGAGGTCCAAGCAATCTAAAGCAAATCGTTGGAGAAATTAGAAGAGAGCTTGGTACCGTTACTGCTGATGTAAAACTACAGGTAGATCCGAAAGCGGCTACAGCGATAGATGCTATAACTAAAAAGTTGACATCTATGAATAATGTATTGTCAACATCGGTTGCAAATACTAATAGATTAAATACTGAGCTTAAACAGCTTGGGGCGTCTTTAGGTTCTATAGGCAATTCAGGAACTAAAGTCACAGGATCTATTAGGTCTGTTAGTGAAGCATCTACAGCTGCTAGCAAAGCCACAAAAGAAGCTTCAACTAGTATGGAAGAATTTGGTAAACAAGGATTTTTAGCAGTAAAAAGATTTGCAGCATTTAGTATAGCCGCTGGGTCTATTGCCACATTAACAAGAGCAGTAACCTCTGGATTTAAAGCGTTCGTGAGTTTTGACAAAGAAATTATTAAACTAAGACAAGTAACCGGAGAAGGTGCGCTTGGCATCAAAGACCTAGAAAATGAGATTACAAGACTATCCATCAATCTTGGTATTAGTAGCGAAAGTCTAATCCAGACCGCATCAACTTTGGCTCAGGCTGGCTTAACAGCTAAAGAAACTAAAATTGCTTTGGAGGCATTAGCCAAAACAGAACTTGCCCCAAGTTTCGATAATATCATAGATACCACAGAAGGAGCAATTGCGGCCATAAGACAGTTTTCTTTGGAAACAACAGAACTAGAGTCTGCTCTAGGTAGCATAAATGCTGTTGCTGCTGCGTTTGCTGTAGAGTCTGGAGATATCATCGCAGCTATTCAGAGAACTGGCGGCGTGTTTGCTAGCGCAAGTAGAGGTGTTAGTGAAGGCACAGATGCTCTCAACGAGTTCGTTGCTATTTTTACAAGCGTTAGAGCAACGACTCGTGAAAGTGCAGAAACTATTGCTACTGGTTTAAGAACTATTTTTACAAGAATTCAAAGAGCAGATACAATCAAACAACTCAGAGGCTTTGGCATAGAGCTACAAGATTTAGAAGGTAAATTCGTTGGCCCCTTCGAAGCTATTCGTAGATTGAGCGAAGGACTAGCTAATTTAGACCCTAGAGATATTAGATTTAGTTCTATAGTAGAAGAGCTTGGTGGCTTTCGTCAAATTGGTAAAGTTATTCCACTTAT